ACGCCACTGGGTCAGATGCTTACTAAGAGTGGGGCTATGGAGAAGAGCGCTGGCAATCAGATTGCCAAGGCAGTTAGTGCAACGCCTACTGCTGCTGGTAAGAATGTTCCTAAGCAGTTGAAGTCGGTAATGAAGCGCACTTTGCTTGGGGGATTCCTTAACGGATGACATTCATGCACACAATTAATGAGGGTGACCGTGAGATTCTACGGCGTGTTGTTAAGACTGTGCATATGAAGCACTACCCCAAGGATTTCATTACTAACTATGAGGCCGATAAGATTATATCCAGCATTGCTCCAGAGGTGGTGGATAACTTAATGAAGGTTGGTAAGGACTTTAAGATTGATCGACTTTAAGTATAAGCCAGACGGTGATGTGCTAAAGGCGTTCATGAAGGACGATACTTTCTTTCGTGGCGTTCGGGGGCCAGTTGGTAGTGGCAAGTCTGTTGGCTGTTGTGTTGAGGTCTTTCGCCGCGCCTTAAGTCAGCAGAAGAATGAGAATGGATTGCGCCGTTCACGCTGGGCAATCATTCGGAATACCAACCCGCAGCTTAGAACCACAACCATTAAGACTTGGCTTGATTGGTTTCCAGAGGAAGACTGGGGTAAGTTCCGCTGGGAGGTTCCATACACTCATCACATTAAAAAAGGGGACATTGATCTCGAGGTTATCTTCTTAGCATTAGATCGTCCCGAAGATGTCAAGAAGCTGCTGTCGTTAGAGCTTACTGGCGTTTGGATTAACGAGGCGCGTGAGATTTCCAAGAGTATCATTGATGCCTGTACAATGCGCGTTGGTCGCTTTCCTTCTATGCGGGAAGGTGGGCCGAGTTGGTCAGGAGTTATTGCTGATACCAATGCGCCAGAGGAAGACCACTGGTGGCCTATTATGTCTGGGGAGGTTCCAATTCCAGATCATATTCACCGTGAGCAAGCACTGATGTTGCGTAAGCCAGACAACTGGAGCTTTTATACCCAGCCTTCTGGAATGGTTGAAACGAAGTCTGACGGGGAGTTAACTGGCTATGAGCCTAACCCCAAGGCTGAGAATCAAAAGAATATGTTGAAGAGTTATTACACTAACCTTATTCGTGGTAAGACCAAGAGTTGGATTGATGTCTATGTGATGAATCAACTCGGCATGATCCAAGAGGGAAAGCCAGTGTATCCAGAGTTTGTTAGAGAGACACACGTTGCCGATGAGCCGATTCCAACTGCTGATGGTATTCCGCTTTACATTGGCTTAGACTTTGGGCTTACCCCTGCTGCTGTCTTTGGGCAGAAGGTTAGGGGTAGGTGGTTAATACTTTCTGAGATTGTTGCTATTGATATGGGCATTGTTCGGTTTGCCGAAGTGCTAAGACAAGAGATAGCAACTAAGTACGGTCACTTGGACGTTCACATTTATGGCGATCCCGCTGGGGATTTTAGGGCACAAACAGATGAAAGCACTCCGTTTCAAATACTGCGCGGCGCGGGTTTACGGGCGACTCCGACTCATTCTAACTCTGTCGATCTTAGACTTGAAGCTGTTAGGGCTTCGCTCACGAAGATGGCTGAAGGAAAACCTGCGTTCCTAATTGATCCTCGGTGCCTGACTATTATTAAAGGCTTCGAGGGAAGCTATGCTTACCGTAGGATGCAAGTATCAGGTGAGCGCTTTGATGATAAGCCAGATAAGAATATGTTCTCTCACATTCATGATGCCTTGCAGTATCTTATGCTGGGCGCTGGAGAGGGTCGTCAATTGATTTCTGGGCAAAAGCCAATGGTTGCATTTAACGCTAGAAAAGACTTTGATGTCTTTACCAGAAAGCCAAAGGCTCCACAAAGAAGACAAGGTATGTGGAGTAGGATGTAAGATTGTGCGTTGATCTATGGTTTATTCTGTGCCTATCAACAACAAACTGAAGGAGATTAATATGTGCTTTAAAGAAGTTAAGAAGATTATTATGGCTCCAATAAAGCTAACGCAAAGAGTGGTTGGCGGTATTGGAGATGCGCTTGGTTTAAATGGCGGTGGCGGAACAGCTACTCTTACTCCACAAGCGCCAGTTGTTGATGAGATCGCCGTTGCAGATGCCGCTGCAACAAAAGAAGCAGCACGTCTTAGACAGATTGAAGTTGATCGTCAGAAAACAGCGGAGGCCGCATTAGCTTCTGAAGCCGAAGTGGCACGTCAAACAGAAATGACTGCTAATATTACTGCCCCTCCAAATACTAGCGCAGCTACAGCAAATCTTTCTGAATCATTATTGCAACGCAAATCAAAACGTGGCGGCATTGGTCGTCGTTCATTGATCTCTGGATCATCAGGCGGTCTTGGATTCTATAGTAGGTTCTCATAATGGAAGCATATGACTCAAAAGGAACGGC